TGAACATCGGAAGCAAAAGCCAATATCAGCGGGGCCTACTAAACCTACAGACCCTGGGGTATGAAGACGAGCATATCGAGCAAGTTAAGGGACTCGTCGATGCAGCCTTAGCTGATTACGACTCCATGCTTCGTGCGATGGTATCTCGGGTGGCCGCATCTAATTCGGTCATTTCTCAGATCAGCTTGAACGCAGCGGCTGGGGGAATCGCCAGAAATGTCATCGAGGACAACGATGAGTGCATCTACTCCTGCCTGGAGTTTCTCGCCAGACGGACATACGACCGCATCCCGTTCAAGAAATTTACCCGCTGGAAGAAAAAATCGCGTGACAGAGGATGGTCTGGCCCCTTATCTTTATAACGGGTGAACAAGTGATGCAGACGAGATTCGGACCCTCGTGAGACTCCTCCAACCTACGCGATTAGCCCTCAATCCGGTCACGTAGGATGCGTGGTGGTGTAGCCTCTCTGGGTAGGTCCGAGTCCAGAGAGGCTTATTTTTTATGTCCCTACCTATGGGGATGCCGCCCCACGCTCCCGAACCAAAAGACAAAGGCTTCAAAGGCCGAAATAAGAAATACTACAACTGGCTGATGTGGCACTACGAGAAGGGCAACGACATCAGCAAGCTCGACTATGCAGAGTTCAAGCGGCGTGGACTCGATGTGCCATACCACAAGCGCAAACGGCAACTCACATCTCAGCAGATGGCCGACGCTGAAGCAAAGAGGCGCAGAGATGGATAGCGAGTTCCCCCTATTCTACTTTGAATGCATGGAGATCGACCTGCCCCCACACGAACAGTTCGTCCTAGAAGAGACTGTTCGTGCTGAAGGGATGACCCTCGTGAAAGCACTACGCGAGGAAGAACTCGACCGAGAGATGGAAAAAGAAAAAGCAGGAGCCATGGTCATAATCCTGAACTTCAACTAGCTTACCCAGATCCCGTATCTACGTGAACGGGAGAATACTCCACGACCAGGGGATCGGTCGAAAGCTGGAGACAGTCGTGAGGCCGGGAGGCCCACCACCGAAGGCTGAATAGGTATAGATCGCTGGGAAGCGTCCTTGAGCGCCAGACCCACTGGCTGCTTGAACGCCAGCCCGATCATATACAGTCAGGTTGCTTGCACCATCCGTAGGGAGTTCTGTGTCGCCTAGTCCGCGTCTGCTCCCGCAGCGGGAAAGCAAGAAGGGAGAGGGAGCGCCAGCTATCTTGCTGGTCGGTGATCGACGGAGGAACTACGCTTAGGAATGAAAGATCATGTCTCATCCTCAATTACTTCTGCCTTTGGAATAGTACGATCAGCCTCCAAAGCGATAGTAGTACGCGCCCTTAAACCATCCGGCGAATGAGCTACGACAGAGTTCAGACGAGAACGAGCTTCCTCGGGAGTCGATTGCTCTGCCGCCTGTAATAACATATCCACCTGAGTACCTACATTCCCCAGCACCTTGGTCAGATCCTCAGATGCCTTGCTGGACATCTGCATCAAACGCTCATCCTGAATCGTCTTACGAATGAAGTCCAGGTAGATCTCCGCTGCCTTAATACTGCCCGCCTCTATCGCCTCCATCAGCTTATACAGAACACGAGGTATCTGAACCGCGCCAGCTAATGCCACACCCTGTAATATGTCGCTGCCCATCTCAGGATTCAGACTCATTGCCCTATGTAAATCCTGAACCCCGCAGCCTAGATGCTCCGCTAAAGACTTCATGCTCTGCACGTTACCGCGCATCTCTGCCGGAGTCTGGAAATACTCACGAATACCAGCAAGTAACTGACGCTGATCCACTATTAAATCAGACTTGCTCGATGGTCCCTTAGACATAACATCCTCCAGTGAGATATTTCAGTAATTTTACGTATGAGAAGCCTTTATACTAGGGCTGGTACCCCCTCCAGGGGGAAGCGACCCTAGGGGGGGCCTTCAATCCCCCCATCTCGTGATGCTTAATCGGAATACCTTCGGTGTTCCTTAAAGCGCATCACTCTCACCCCACATCTACTCCTCGTCTACCAGAGATACAGGAGACACTCTAGTTCGTCAACTTCTCTAGCGTAGACCCCCACCCCTAACAGCTACTGCTACTGCCACTGCTACTGCAACAGCCAGGTCGCCATCTGAGCCAATAACAAGCGGGAACGTCCCGCCGCGTGAGCAACTGCAACTGCAAGGTTGTCATTACCTCAGACGCCTCCCATCGTGTATCTGCTCGCAATACTCGCATAAACCAGAACATCACCAAACTGCAATTATTGTGGCGCGACTTCTCGCGCTCACACAATGATGGCATTTGTCCGTCTGGACTGCGACCGGCCAAATGCAGGGGAGCCGTCTGTTGTCTGCTTTCAACAAGCGCGCCCTAACAGCAGGCGAAGCCTCGCCTTGGTCACGCTTGTTGCGTGTAGCGCATTGGCTCTGTTTTCTCTCTCTCTCTGTTGCGCTTGATCTGTGAATACCGCGACGCGGTCATTTGTCCGTTACCTGTTGTGCAACGGGTAAAGCGTTGTTGCACAACGGGTTAGACAAATGCCCACTGCTATTGCGGTTCAACAGCCGCGCCAGCAAACAGCGCTGTCACGCCTGATTGTCAAACTTACGGCAGTAAAGGACAATCTCACACAGCATGGGGTCACAAGGGAACCTTCCATAAAGTCCACAGGGTGACATAGTGCAACAGCGTCACCCTGTAAATTTAGGCTCGCAACTACGCGAGCCTACCGTCTTCGATAGGCTCGCATACTA